CGATTTCCTTGTCATCGACCAGGAACCAGCCGCAGCTACAAAAACCTCTCCAGAGGCCGTTAAAACGGTTTTTCTCGAATGTGACGGAATGGACGGTGGGCATGTCAGGGCTCCAGTGTTTCACGTGGAGCCAATATTTCGGAAAATCAGAAACTTGGCAAGTTGAAAATTCGGAAAATCAGAAAATAATGCGGGACTGGATCATATCCGTTGCAATGAGGATGGTGTGCGCGGCGCTGGGCGCGGCGCGTTGCGCAGGTCCAATATGAACATCGTTAAGTATTCGCGCGAAGTTTGTCGCAGTTGGGCAATTACATTGCGGACCATGTCTGGGTCGCGAATTTGCGTCAGAAGGTACCGCTGGTAGTCGGATTCGATTGATGCGCAGTACGCCTGAGCCGCCGTGACGATCGTTTCCGCCGGTTCCTGGGCGCTTGCCATTTTGGTAGCATAATCCTCCACGCATAATTTGTGAGCGCGGACAAAGACTTGTGCCGCTTTCTGCGATTGTGCGATTTTGGCAGCGAAGTCCCGGGTCGATTCACTAACAGGTTGCGTGGCGGGCTGAACGGAGGGGGGAGGGGTGGCTGGCGCCACCAGTGTATCGGCGCGAGAAATTGGGGCGGCTGGTCTAGTGTCGCTTGTGCATCCTGTCATCAGCAGGCCCACCGCCGCCAACACTTTCCAATGCTGCGGCAACATTATCGTCGGCCGTGGGCTGCGTTTAACGGCAGCTCCTTGGTTTTTGCGTCGGCGTGCAGCTTTGCCGCCCGCCGGGCCCGTGCGGATGCCCGCTCCTTCAATCTCTGAATCTGACCGCGGGGTAGGGTGACGAAAATCTCGCCGATCCATTCGAGTCTTACGTTTTTGATCGGGTCGGCGTTGAAGCTGTTTAGGTTGACCAGCGTGGATGATTTTCCACGCTCAATTGTTTTGAGGTACCGCTGGCCGGTCTTAAGCCGGACTGCGGCTTCTTCGCCATAGAAGCTCGCAAGCGGGTGGCGCTGATCCCGATACACCACGATCACGTCGCCGTTTTCGTATTTTGGCATCATGGAGGGACCGGACACCTCAAAGGCAATGGTTTCCTCTGGAATGGGGAACGGTAATTCAACTGTGAACAACCCTTCCGGCGGCACTTGCTCAAATTCCGGCTCGATCACGGCGCCGGCACCGATGCGCCCCATCACCTTGACGGAATTGAGTTCCAGATAATCGATGATTGGCTGGATTTCTTGGGCCTTGATCTGTCTCTCGCCGCTAAAAATCTCTGAAATAGCGCCAGGTCGCACGCCCATAGCCACAGCTAGGCCGCCCTTTGTCTTGTCCGGCTTCGCCAGCCCTCGCTTAATCGCCTTGATATCTAGCATGGCACCATCTTTCTGATATTCAGAAACGATGGCAATTCCGCTTATCCGAAAACGCCCTTGACTTAAATTTCGGAATATCAGAAATTGCCGGAATGGACCCGGCGACTTCGATTATCAAAAAACTCGGCGGCGAAGCTCTCGTCTCAAAGATCACTGGCACGGCGTTCACGGCGCCATACCGGTGGCAACAAGAAAAATCTAAGGGCGGGACCGGTGGTCTGATCCCGCAGCGTCATCATCGTTCCCTGCTCGACTACGCGCATCAGAACGACATTCCCTTCGTCGCAGAAGAATTTCTGCCAGCACGCGAAGCTGGCGCTAACGAAGTCATGAGCACAAATTCCTTGGGAGGGCGAACGTGAAGCCCTTCCCAAATTCGGTGGGAGCAGACGCGCAGGCGATGCTGCGCGAACTAGCCGAACCTTGGACTGTAGGCGACCGCGTTAAGGCGGCGATTGATCGGGCGGCGCGGCGTTGTGGGCTTTCGTACTGGCGTGCGTTCGACATTTGGTACGGCAAGGCGCGGCGCGTCGAGGACGCCGAGCGAGCGCGTATTGCCGAGGCGTTGGAAACCAAACGCACTAGGGCGGCGCGCAATGAATTTCACGAACTCAAGAAACGGCTGGCGATCTTGGAATCGCGCCTTAACCAAATCGACCCGGATTTTCATAGCCCGGATGTTGCTGCGGCTCGGGAACAGGTGCGCCGGCTTGGCCGTGTGGATCGCTCCGGAGATTGAGGAATGACGATGACGGGTGATCGTTAAGTCTGTCTGTCTTTGTTGCGTCTGTAGCGTTTTCAACACCAATGAGAAAGACACGCATATGGGCGGCAACGGCTACGACGCTGAGCGGATATTGCGCTACGTCTCGCGGATCGAGCAGCTCAACCGCACCAAGCAAGTCGTGCGCGACGACGCCGCCGACGAATGCAAGCTCATCAACGCCGACATCGAGGCGGTATTCGTTGAAGCGCTTGAGGACCACGGCATCCCATCCAAGGCGCTGCGCTCGGTGATCCGGGCACGCGCGCTTGAGAAGAAGGCCGACGGCATCCGCTCCGGTCTGAAAAGCGACGACCAGGATAGCTACGACATGATCCGCCTTGCGCTCGGCGATCTCGCCGACACGCCGCTCGGCGAAGCTGTCACCAGCAAGTTCGTCCCGCCCGACACGTCCGACACGCCGTTCTGACCATGCAGGCGATCCCGCTCAGCGAGAACCAGATCCAGCGCGCCGTGTTCGACAATCTGCGCCAGCACGCAGCGCCCGGCGTGTTTGCGTTCCATCCGAAGAACGGCGGCATCCATCAGCGCGGCCGCCGCCGCGGCATCAACGCCGGTCTCGGCGTCGTGTCCGGCATTCCAGACGTCATCGTGATCCGGCCCGGCCAGGTGTTTGCGCTCGAACTCAAGACCACCAGCAAGAAGGCCACCGTGTCCGACGAGCAGATCGCGACCATGAAGAAGATGGAAGCGGTCGGTGTGATCTGTCACGTCGCGCGTGGTCTCGACGCCGCGCTGCACTGGCTCAAGGAACATGGGTTGTTGAGGGGCACCGTATCCTAGCGATGGAGGTCTGGATGAGTGAAGCAGGCAATGGCAATGGTACCAACCAACTCCCGCCCAAGCGTGAGGCCATCGTCGATATGGGCAACCGCTTGCATCAGGAAGTTTGCAACGAGCGCGACGAGCTGCGCGACGAGGTGGCGTTCCTGAAAGTCGAGCTCGCCGCGCGGGACAAGCAGCTCGAAACCTTGCAGAGCCTGATGAACATGATGGAGAGCCGCGTCATCAGCGCCACCGAGGCGCGTGACGAGGCCATACGCAAACACGCCGAGCTTCAAGGTCTGTTCATCGGCTTTAAGGCTCAGATGTTGGCATTCCAAATACCTGCAGCGCCGTTGGTTCGCGAAGTCACCGACGAAACCGAGGGTGCTGGCGATGAGATCAAGGGGACCGCGTAGCCTCACGGTAGCGGCGCTGTTTGTTGTCTGGTCGGTCTGTGAGGCAGTCGGCGCCGACGTCGGTTTGAGGGCGTGTTTGTCGAGGAGCGAAGCGAGAGCCATGTATCCGCGCGCCTATTTGTATTGGCACTACGACAGGCCGTTGCGGCAACGCTGTTGGAGCAACCGCCGCGGTGGTCCGCCGCTCACCCTCACCGCCTTCGCCCGTCCCGAACCGGCGCCGACCTGGATCTACCCGCCGCAGCTCGGGATGCCGCAGCGGCCGGAATTGCCGCCAGTCTCGGACGTGCTCGACGAGCCGACCTGGTTCTGGGTGCAGCAGGCGCGCGAGCCGGACCACGAGCCGGTCTATTCGACGTTCGGTCCCGATAACCCCGAGCCGGATACCTGGCCGCATATCGAGACCGGGACCAACAGGACCGTCGTGATCGTCGCCATGGTCGGCCTAGCCGAGCTGCTGCTCGCGCTGCTGCTGCTGTGGCGCTGGCAGCAAAACAGACTGCGGGTGTCGCGATGATCTCGGCACAGGCGCACGCACTCGCCGACCGCAAGGACGATCTCTATGAGACGCCCGAGGTGGCGGTCGAGGCATTGCTGCGGGTCGAGAAGCTGCCACACCATATCTGGGAACCAGCCTGCGGTCCCGGCAGCATCGTCAACGTGCTGCGCGCCGCCGGTCATGAGGTCCATGCGACCGACCTGGTCGACCATGGTTGTCCCGACAGCGAGTCCGGCGTCGACTTCCTAATGGAGTGGGCACCCGGCTTCCCTGCCATCGTGACCAACCCGCCGTTCAAGCTCGCCGCCGCGTTCGTGGAACACGCGCTGACGCTCTCGCCCAAGGTCGTCATGCTGCTGCGTCTGGCCTTCCTTGAAAGCGAGCGGCGCACGTCTATTCTCGACAACGGGCAGCTCGCCCGCGTGTACGTTTTCCGCAACCGCCTGCCGATGATGCACCGCCATGGCTGGCAGGGGCCGCGCTCGAGCAGCGCCGTGCCGTTCGCGTGGTTCGTCTGGGATCGCAACCACTACAACCGACCGACCGAGCTGCGGCGGCTGACGTGGGTGGCGGCATGAGTAGAGTCACACCAGAGTTGCTAGCACGCGCCAGTGTGCGTCTTGCCACAACCAAGGCCATCGCCAAGGCACGCAACAATAATTTTATCTACGTTATTGGCCGACAAGATGGGCCAGTGAAAGTTGGCGTGACGAGTAATCCCCAGTCGAGGCTAGGTCAGATTCGAACCGGATGCCCATTTCATGTTGAGTTGCTTCACGCCGAGCCAATGCTGAGCCGCGCCCATGCCCTTCAACATGAGGCTGATTTTCATGCGGTCTATGAGGAGAAGCGATTAAACGGCGAGTGGTTTGACATCGACGCCGAACTTGCCATCGAACTGATTGAAACCGGCCTAGATCATGAATCTTGGTTTCAGGAAACACGGGGATGAGCGAGCGCGGCGTCTTTGCGGTCGACCGTGGGGTTTTCGATCACCCTGCATTCCCCCGCGAGCCGTTTACCCAACGTGAGGCATGGACTTGGCTAATCGCCGAAGCGGCATGGAAAGCACATCGTCGCCGTGTGGGAAATCTACAAGTCGAGTTGAGGCGCGGGCAGCTTGCCGCCTCAATCCGATTTCTGGCTGTGCGATGGCGCTGGCATCGCGCCAAGGTCGAGCGTTTTCTGGACAAGCTAAAAACCGAGACAATGGTAGGGACAACAATCGAGACAGGCATCACCATCATAACGATATGTAATTACAATAAATATCAGCGCGTATCACTTCCAGACGAGACAGCAACAAGGACAGCAACAGGGACAGAAGCGAGACAGCAGCGAGACAAAGTAGAATACAAGGAAAGCAAGGAAGAAGATTCAGAAGCTAAAGCTTCTGACGCGAGCGCGTCTCCCGACGTCCGAACCGAATTGTTCCGACGCGGACTCGTAACACTCGCCAGAATTACCGGCAAAACACCAAACTCATGTCGATCACTGATCGGCCGATGGCTCAAAACCGTCGATGACGAAGCCATCCATGTTCTCGGCGCGATCGAGGAGGCTGATCATAACCGGGTGGCCGATCCGGTGGCGTGGATAAACCGCACGTTACAGCCGCGCCAGCGCGTCGGACCGGAGGACAAGTCAGTCCACAGCGCAATCCGGCGGCTGCGCGAAAAACAAGCCATGTGGGAGAGGGGCGATGAACGAGACCTGCTCGGCGAGCTACGCGATGGAACGGGCGCAACTGATGTTCGGGTGCTACCGCCGAGGTGATGCCAACGATCCCGACACCTACGTTGCCGCCGTCTCCATGGTCTTATCCCGGTACAGCGCCGAGGTGGTCAAGACTGTCACCGATCCGTTCTCCGGCCTGCCGTCCCGAAAGAGCGAGAGCGGCTGGACCGGCCTGCCCGATGTGGCTGACGTCAAGCAAGCGTGCGAGGACGAGGCGGCGCGGGCTGAGCGGTATCAGCAGCTCGGTGCCCGCAAGCCCGTCCCACGCATCGAGGGGCCGAAACTGCCGGGTCGGCGCGGCAACGTCTTTGTGCCGGTCGGCGTGCCGCAATATCCGGCCATGGTTGAGCGTTGCAAGACGGCGGATCCGGCCGACTGGCGGACCGATTCTTTCAACGGCAAGACCGGGATCTGGGTGCCTTACCCTTGGCTGATCGACGCGCCGCGGGCGGCCAGGACATCGTTCACGACCTTTACAGACGCCCAGCTCCGCGAGCTCTACCCGCAGCCCAAAGCCATGGTCAAAGACGAGGAGGAGGGGGTGCCGTTCTGATGCAGACGCCCTCGCCATTGGAGGCGGCGATGCTGGCGGCTCTCAAGCCGAAGAAGAAACGGCGGCGCAAGAAGAAGAACCGCGGCAAGGTGATCGTGCCGTTCTACCGCGCGCTCATGCTTGAGCTGGAATGCCGCCGGCAGGCGACCGGGATCAGCATGGAACAGATGAACGAGCTGATGGGCAACGCGGAAAGATCGTATGCCAAGATGCTACATCCCGAGACGCCGAGTGGTCGCTTGGCGCGCTGGCCGACCATCCAGAAAGCCATAGACGTATTGTTCATGGATGGTTTCCGGCTGCGGATCGAGCGCTCGAATGACGGCCCGCTGACCACGGCGGGGACGCGGGAACGCATCCATAATTCAGCGCGCTTTTATGATCGCAGACTGTTCCGCGAGCACATGAGCGAGATCGCAAGCGTGCGCGCACGCATCATCCCGCCTGAGAAGTTATCTGCCATCGGTCGTAAGGCTGCGAAAGCACGCTGGCGCAAGGTCCGTCGGGACCGCCATGGTCTACCGTCGGCGAATGGTCAGCGTGTCGGTCCAGTCGAACTCAAGACCCGCTGAGACGGCAGCGCAGGCTACGGCTGGTCTAAAAACTCCCGCGGAATCCCGTATTTGAGATACATGGTCACAAGCTTGGCAAGGGTTTCCGGCACCGGATCAACCTCGCCGGCAGCGTATTTCTGGATCTGCCGGCGTTTCACACCTAAGACCCGAGCGGTGACTAGGCCGTGGGGAAGTAGGCTGAGCTTCTTTAAAGCCGCTAGATATTGTTTTTTTGTCATGGTTTACCTCTCGGTTGGTTGCTCGTTGCGGTTCGGCGTCCTCTCGGGCCTTGAGCGGACGGGTGACAAGTGGCCGGCGGGTGTCACCCCGCCGGCCGCGCCTTTCTGTAGTGCGTCCTAGTCCAGCACGGCCGCGATCGAAAGCACGGCGATAGATGCCAGCGTGCAACCGATGCCGATTGCTAAGAATGCGATATTTTCCATTGTCGTGATTCTCGGTTTGCCTATGTCACTAGGCGGGGTTTACGCTGCTAGGGCTTCCGGTTCCGCGATCGCACGGCCGCGGAGATAATCGGCGGCTTTTTGGGCTTTCGACGCACAAGTGAAAATCGCGCGTTTGTCCGCTTTCAACACCTTGAGCCACCCGTCCAAATAGGCCGCTTGGTTGTCGTGCGCGTTGTCAAAACCAAACTCGGCGCAAAGGAACGCGGCGCCAAGCTCGGCCACAAGTTCCTCAGCGGCGTAGGAGTCGGTATCGAAACGGCCCTTGAGGTCGCGATCGAGGCGCGACTTGTGCCCCGTCCAGTGAACCAACTCATGGAACGCCGCGGCGTAATACTCGGGCAGGCTGTGAAAGTCTGACCAGGCCGGCACGGTAATGAAGTCCTTGGAGGGGATGTAGCAGGGACGGCCGGCGCCCTCGCGAAAGTCGGCGCCGCTCGCCTTAATGAAGTCGTCAGCCAAAGCCTCGCGGGTGTCGGGGTTGATGCGGCCGGCATCGGGGCCGCGGCGGACATGCTCGGGCAAGCCGTCGCATTGGTCGACGTTAAAAACGTAATATTCTTTCAGCATCGGGATCCGCTTAACGGCGTCCTCGCTGTTGCTCGGTTCGCTGCGGTCCCGCACTTCCAATTGCTTGAAGTACACAATCCGGGTCGATTTCTCGCCAGCCCGCACGGTTCCGCCGGCCTGCTTGGCCTGCTTAAACGTCAGATACCGCGGTGAGCTATAGCCCTTGTCCGCTGAGAGCCAGAACAGCAGGACGTTGATGCCGCTGTAGGGGCGGTTGCTAATCGCATTCATGGGCACGCTAGTTCCAGCGTTCCAGCCCCGCACCCACGGCACAGTCCCGGCCTCAAGCTTGGCAATCAGCCGGTCGGTAATCTCGGCATAAAGATCGCGTTTCATGTGAAGTCCTCTCGGTTCAATGCCCCGTGTCACCAGGGCGACAATTGCAACATACGCATAAAGTGCGCATGGCGTCCATTCACGAATTGTTACGAACAAAAGGCGTATGGTTCAGCGGCTTAAACCCGTGCGTTGATGAACAGCCGCCGCGCCGCTCAACCTGGGCGGATGCGGCCGGCGCCCAATATCGTCAAAGCGAAGCAAGCCGAGATCGCGCAACGCTACAGGCGGCGCCGTAAGAACCGAACGCCGGCTCAATTGGCGGCGCTGCGGCTGCGCGATCTGACCGCGCTCTATCGAGCTCGGTATGGCTGGGTGCTGCCGGATGATGACGCCGGCCGCGATGACGCAGGGATAGTGCTCGCCCATATGGCGACGCTGGCAAGCGCTCGCGGCCGCATGTCGGCATGGCTCGCCCAATGGGCGCCGTGGATGACAACCGGCGAGGCGGGCACAATGATCAATTACACCCTGACAAGCCCGCGCTACTGGACGGCCGATGCCCTGGCATGGCGGCTGCATTTGACGGCCGCTGACAGGGCAGAACTCAAGATAACCACCATAGGCGCCACCGATCTGCCGAAAGCCGCCCGTATAGCCCTGAGAAAGCGAAAAGATCGCGACCGAAAGCGAACCGCCAGAGCCGCACAAAAAGCCGCGTCCGCACCATAAGAGCTTCTATATGCTGCGGACAGACTTCGCCAGGCGGCGTCATCCCGCCAGTGCGTTGCACTGATCACACTCGCTCCGCAACCATCCCGCCATGCTTCCGGCAATTCCAGACGCAAACACGCACAAACAACGCAAGCCGCGAGCCATTTCCCGCCGAATGCGGCAAGTCCTGATCAATCTCGCTACCAAAGGCGTTACGCAGCGTGAGGCCGCACGCCTCGCAGGCATGAACGAAAGCCACCTATCCCGTGAATTGAGGAAACCTCAAATACAGGAGTTTATCGCGCGCAAAGCACGCGAAACCCTTACGTTAGGCACATTGCGAGCGTCGGCGCGTGTTGTGGAATTGATCGATGCAGACAGCGGTCACGTGGCACTTGATGCGAGTAAGCACGTCCTAGCCCTTGACGGCATTGCGCCGCAGGAACGTGGCCAAGTCGCTGTGAATGTTGGTGTTTCGGTCGGCTATGTCATCGACCTTGCGGGACCGCGCGAAACGCCAAAGCCCGCCATTGAGAACGATAGCCAATGAAAACAACGGGTTAATCGCCTGCGTCGCTAATGAACCATTAGCGCACCATACGCAAACGAGATCGGACGGCACACGCGATCGCCGAGAACCTGGTGGGCGGACCGGCGGGGGGCAAAAACGGCGCCGCGCGGTCGGTCCCCCGTTTGCCCCTCTAAAATATCTGCCCCTTCATTTTGTTTTTTGGTTTTGAATTTTTTTGTCTGAAAACGTCGCTGGTTTTTTGGTGCGTTGGTTTGGTTGGTTGTGAGTTGGGTTAATTGGGTTCTGGCGGCGTTGGGGAGAGTTTTACTTTCTTCCTCGGAAGGCCGTTTGCTTTCGTGGCCGCGGGTTTGGTGTTTGTTGTTGAGAGGTGTGTTGCGATGGTTGAGTTCACGTACTGGCGGGCGAATTTGCCGATGGGTTGGCGGGCGTGTGCGTGCCGGATGAATTTGCATTGGCGGCTGGCGGTGCGGCGGATGTGACGGAGGTCTGGTGATGGGCAAGCGGAAGAAGTTGGCGGCGGTGAAGGCGGCGAAGAAGGCGAAGGCTGTGGTGCGGAAGCCGAGGAAGGCCGGGCGCAAGGGCAAGAAGAAGGGGCTGCAGGAGTTTGCCGAGGGTGTTGCGCCGGCGCGTTCGGCGGATGCGTATTTGATCCCGGAGGTTCCTAGCGACGAGTATCCGGTTGAGTTGACGGAGCCTGCGGCGGTGAAGCGGCCGGCTGCGGGTGCGGTGGAGCCGGCGCTGGTGGTTCCGTACATCCGGGCGTGGCCGTCGCGGATGGCGCCGCAGGCGGCGAGCGAGATTGATCTGGTCAGCCGGGTGGAGCGGATGTTGGCGATTCGTTCCAAGGTTGGGGTCGAGCGGGTGGTGCAGCGCGGGCTTTCGTCGCGGCTCAAGGGCGGCAAGTGAGATGGGCGAGCTGGTCGAGTTGCCGGTGGTGTTTCGCGACAGCGACGGTTGGCGCTCGCAGGAGATCCGGCGGCGGCGGCTGTGGCAGGCATTCGGCGACCGGCTGTGGGAGGTGACGGTGGAGCTGCCGGTGGTTCTGGTCGATGGGCCGGCCGAGGATCCGGCGGCTTGACGATAGGGAGACGGATCAGATGCCATTTCGCAAGGTGGGGCGGTCGTACCGTTCGGCGTCGGGGAAGAAGTACACCGCGCGTCAGGTGCGGGCGTATTATGCGACGTCGGGTTTCAAGCGGTCGCCGCGGCGGCGCCGCCGTTAAGCGTTTCACATGAAGCAGTTCAAGCCGGACGGCGAGGTGCTGCGCGCGTTCATGTCGTCGTCGGCGCTGGTCAAGATCATCCAGGGGCCGATCGGGTCGGGCAAGACCCTGGCCTGCGCGATGAATTTGTGGATGAAGGCGCTGCAGCAGGTGGTGCGGAGCGACGGCTGCCGGTACGGCCGCGCGCACGTGTTCCGCGACACCTACAACAAGCTCGAGGACACCACGCTCAAGACCTGGCTGGAGTGGTTTCCGGAAGCCGAGTTCGGACGCTTCTACTGGTCGAAGCCCATGCTGCACGAGATGCGGATCGGCAACATCCGGTTCGACGTGCATTTCGTCGCGCTGGAGGACGATCGCTCGGTCGACTACTTCCGGTCATTGGAGACCACGATCTGCTGGTTCAACGAATTGCAGTTCATGGACCGGCCGCTGTTCGACGAGGCGGTGACGCGGGTCGGCAGGTATCCGCGGGCGATCGACGGCGGCGCGGTGATGCCGCAGGTGATCGCCGACATGAACGCGCCGGACGAGCACCATTGGGTGCCGATCATGCGCAAGGATGTGGCGGTGCCGGACTGGTTCTCCGAGGACCAGCGGCGGGCGCACAAGCAGCCGGAGAACTGGGAGTTCTACGTGCAGCCGCCGGGGCTGATCGAATTAAAAGACGGCGAGGATGTGCGCTACGAGCCGAACCCGGAGGCCGAGAACCTCAAGTTCCTGCCGGGCGGGCCGCAGTATTACCTCAACGCCACGCAGGGCAAGACCAAGGCGTGGATCGACGCCAACGTCCTGAACCGCGTGTCGGCGCGGCGCGACGGCAAGCCGGTGCTGCGCGACTTCAACAGGAAGGCCCATGTGGCGGCAAAGCCGATCGAGCCGATGCCGGGCGTCGACATCCTGATCGGCTGCGATTTCGGCCGGCGGCCGTGCGCCATCTTCGGCCAGTACGTGCGCGGCGCCTGGACCATCATCCACGAACTCATTTCGCGCGACATGGGGGCGGACCAGTTCGCGCCGCGGCTGAAGAACGAGATCGCGCAGAAGTTCCCCGGCTTCCAGTTCAAGATCTGGGGCGACCCGTCCGGCGACTATCCGGGCCAGAACGACCAGCAGACCCCGTTCCAGATCTTCCGCAAGCACCGCCTGCCGATCCTCGAGGCGCCGAGCATTCTGTTCACGGTGCGGCTGCAGGCGATGGAGGCGGTGGTGACGCGGATGACCGAGGGGCGCCCGGCGTTTTCGGTGTCGCCGTCGTGCGCGATGCTGATCGCGGCGCTGGACGGCGGCTGGCGGTTCCGGCGGCTCAAGGTGATGGGCGAGCGCTACGCCGATGAAGCTGAGAAGGACCACTATAGCGACCCGGCTGATGCCTGCGGCTACCTGCTGCTGGGCGGCGGCGAGGGCCGCGTGCTGCTGCGCGGATCCGCCGAACCGGCCAGGCCGGTGCAGACCAAGCGGCCGTTCAACCCGTGGAAGGAGACGCGGCGCCCGGCGGTGCGGGGATGGTGATCAACCAGCATTACTTCCAGATCGAGCGGCCGTGGCTCGTCTTTTTCCGGCATCGCACGCCATACCGCCTAATGGAATATGCGCTCCCGCCGGGCTTCCGGCACGTCTCGGCGGCGGGCTATTTCTCGGCGGCCGAGCGCTGGGTGTTCTTCGACCCGTCCACCACCGCGACCGGGATCTTCGTGCTGGAGGGGGTCGAGGCCGACGTGCTGCTCGGGCACTGGCTCGACCAGGCGGGCGGCGTGCTCCGCGTGCATTCCAGACGGCGGCGCTATTACTGCCCGGTGGTGGCGAGCTGCACGGGCGCGGTCAAGGCGCTGCTCGGCATCCATGCCCCTAGTGCGTTGCTGCCCCGCCAACTCTATCGCCACCTTGTCCGGCACGGCGCCGAGGTGGTGCCAATTCCAAAGGAGACCGAACCGTGGGCGGGATATTCGGCGGCGGCGGCGGCACCGACTGGAACCAGGTGATGCAGCAGCAGCAGGCGGCGGAAGCCTCGCGGCGCGTCGAGGAGGACCGCCAGCGCGCCGAGGACACCCGCCGCCGCGAGGTGCAGCTCGGCTTGTCGCAGCAGACCGCACGGCGGCGCGGCCTGGGCTTGCGGTCGCTGCTCGGCCTCGACGTCGGCGGGCTGGTGACGCGGCTCGGGTCTGGCTGACATGGCTGAATACGGCAGCGCCGGCAACAACGTCGTCAGCCTGCGAAAGCAGGCGCGCGGCGTGATGGGGACGGAGACCGCCGAGGAGCGCGAGCTGGTGCGGCAGTGCCAGGTCCGGATCCAGCGCGCCGAGACCGACCGCAACCGCCACAAGGGACGGATCTCCGACATCAACAAGTACGCCATGCCGTGGCGGCACAAGTTCGACGCCAACCAGCCGAGCGGCTCGCAGGACGACGAGATCTTCGACACCACCGCGATGACGGTGCTCGAGGACTTCGCCGCCGACATGCAGAACACCTTCACGCCGATGAAGTCGAGCTGGGTGGAGAGCAAGCCGGTCAAGAAGCTCGATGCCGGCGACATGGGCATCATCAAGGACGCGCTCAAGCAGTACGACGACATTTTGTTTTCGGAAATGCGCCGCTCCAATCTCTACCAGGCGCTGCAGGAGGGCTACCACGACCTCGGCGCCGGGACGATGGCGCTCTCCATCAACGACATCAACATCGCCGAACCGATCCACTGCGAGGCGATCCCGTCGACCGAGCTGCTGCTCGATCGCGGGCTGTACGGCAAGATCGACGGCATGTGGCGCAAGTGGCCGAAGAAGCGCGGCGAGGAGATCGGCGTGCAGTGGCCGATGGCAAAAGCTCCCCTGCCCGGCAAGCTCGAGGTCGGCGACGTCGACGAATACGACGTGATCGACGGCGTCTATCGCGACTGGTCGACGCCTGCCGTCGAGCGCTGGTGCTACGTGGTGATGCTCTCGGGACGGCTGGCCCACACCGAGCACTTCACCGGGCTTGGCTCCAACCAGATGATCGTGGCGCGCTGGCTGCGCGACTCCACCACCGCGTGGGGCGTCGGGCCGACGTATCTCGTGACGCCCGCGATCAAGACGCTCAACTACCTGCAGGAGAAGGAACTCAACGCGGTCGACCGCGCGGTCGATCCGGTCTGCTCGTATGAGGACGACGGGGTGATGAACCTCGAACAGGGCGTCGAGCCCGGACTGTGGATTGCCCGCGCGGTCGGTTCCGACGCGCCGCAGGTCATCGAATCGCGCTCGCAGTTCGACGTCTCGTTCGCCAAGCGCGAGGATCTGGTCCACGAGATCAAGCGCGCGCACTATCAGGACCGTCCGGAACAGACCGGCAAGACGCCGCCGACCGCGACGCAGTGGGCCGACGAAGCAGCGGAACGCGCCCGGCGCATGGGCACGCCCGCCACCAACCTCGTGCATGAGCTGCAGTACGCCATCGTGCGGCGCTTCGCCTACCTGCTCAACCGCCGCGGCGTGCTGCCCAAGATCGAGCTCAACGGCGCCGAGATCGCGCTCGAGCCGGTGTCTCCGCTGTTGCGCGCGCAGGAGCAGGAGGAAGTGGTCCGCGTCCAGCGCTGGCTTGAAAGCATGGCCGGGATCTACGGGCCGCAGACCGTCTTGGTGATCTCCAAGCCCGCCGAGGTCTCGACCTATCTCGCCGACAAGCTCGGCGTGCCCGCCTATCTCGCCAACGGCACCGCCGAGATCCAGGCGGCGATGGCGCAGTTCGCGCCGCTGATCCAGCAGACCACGGGCGGCGGCGGCATCCCTGCGGAAGCTCCGCAGCCGGTGCCGTGATGGCGCCGCGCGGCTGGAATCCGGAGACGATCGCCGACACCGAGAAGCGGCTTGCGGCCGAGGCCGCCGCCGACGAATGGGCGAGCCTGCATGCGGCGGTGTTCGGCGCCGGGCCGGGCCAGGAGCTGCTCGCCAAGTACCACAAGCTGCTGATCGAACAGACCGCAGCTCCAACCGCGCCCGAGGCGGTGCTGCGCGTGCAGGACGCCCAGCGTTCGCTGATCCTGCAGATCGAGCGCCTCACCGCCAAGGGTCTGAAGCTGCCGATGCGGTAATAGTGCGTTGCCCGACATTCCTCCCGCGCGGCAGTTTTGCGGCGCATGGCTGATCTACCTCCTCTCGGAACTCCCGCTCCGCCGGCCACCCCTGGCGGAACCGGGACTACGCCGCCGCCCCCGGCACCTGGGACTGCACAAGCAGCAACCCCGTTGACGACACAGCCGCCATCTGCCGGGGCGGCGGCTCCTGCGGCACCGGCCGGACCGCTCGCCGCGTTCTGGGATCAGGGCAAGAACGCGCTCGACATCGACAAGCTTTCGACCGCCTTCATCGAGCGCGACGCCGCGTTCGTAAAACAGACCGAGCGCGCCAAGGCGCTGCCGGGCAAGCCCGAGGAATACGAGACCAAGCTGCCCGAGGGCATGAAGCTGCCGGACAATTTCAAGTTCGACGACAAGGCAATCGCTGCCGCGCGTGCCGTGGCGCACAAGAACGGGCTCGACCGCCAGACCTTCTCCGAGCTGCTCGGCGTCTACACCCAATATCAGACCGGCGTGCTCGCCGCAGCGCAGGCCGAGCACCAGGCCATGGTGGCGAGCGAAGTGCAGAAGATGGGCGGGGCGCCCGCCGTCGAAGCCCGCCACGCCCCGCTCAAGAGCTTCCTCAACTCCCATTTTGCCGCCGACGAACAGGCCGAGCTCAACCTGATGTTCGCGACCGAGGCCGGCACCCGCACGATCGAGAAGATCGTCAAGGCGCTCAATTCCAGCAGCATGCCGCTGCGCGTCGACAACACCGCGCCACAACCGACGCAGCCGGAAAAAACATTCGCCGAGAAAATGTGGCCGAACGGCTTCTCCAATCCGCAGCAAGCAAAGGCTAGTTGAACATGGCTACCATCGGAACCGCTGTTACCCTTGCCGATCATGCGAAGCGCATGGATCCCAACGGTGCCATTGACGCCATCGCGGAGATCCTCGCGCAGAAGAACGAGCTGCTGGCGAGCGCGGCCTGGCAGGAAGGCAACCTGCCGACCGGGCACCGCGTCACCATCCGCTCGGGCCTGCCGGAAATCTATTTCCGCCTGCTCAACCAGGGCGTCCTGCCGTCGAAGTCGACCACCGTGCAGGTCGACGAGGGTACCTCGATCATGGAGGCGCGCTGCCAGATCGACAAGGACGTGGCCGAACTCAACGGCAACACCGCCGCGTTCCGCGCTTCGGAGAGCGCACCGTTCATGGAGTCGCACGCGCAGACGCTGGCGCGCACCTTCTGGTACGGCAACGCCGGGCTCGATCCCGAGCAGTTCACCGGGTTTGCGCCGCGCTATTCGGACAATTCCGGACCGGCCAACGCCGAGAACGTGATCGACGCCGGCGGCACCGGAAGCGACAACACCTCGATCTGGCTGATCGGCTGGGGCGAGAACGGCTGCTATGGCATCTATCCCAAGGGCTCCAAGGCGGGCCTGACCCACGAGGATCTCGGCCTGCAGGATGCGTTCGACTCCAACACCCCGCCGCGCCGGTTCCGCGCCTGGATGGACTGGTATCAGCAGAAGCCGGGCCTGTGCGTGCGCGACTGGCGCTACGCGGTCCGCATTGCCAACATCGACGTCTCGAACCTGGTGGCCGAGACCTCGGCGGCGGATCTGCTCGAGCTGATGGCGGTCGCGGTCGACAAGCCGCCGTCCGTCAGCGACGCCAAGTTTGCCTTCTACATGAACCGCACATTGCGGACCATGCTGCGGATCCAGTGCATGAATCGGCCGAACGTGTACCTGACGCCGGGCGGCGAGGAGAGTAAGCGCAAGCTCTCATTCGACAATATCCCGATCCTGCTGTCCGACCAGCTCCTCGTCAACGAGGCGGCCGTCACCTAAACCCGCGAGGACGAACCAGAGGACTTCAACGAGGACTTACCCATGATTATCGACCGCGAACTATTGTTCTCGAATGCACAGGCCGTCACCGCGACCGCCGCGTCGACCGACCAGGTCGATCTCGCACCGCTCGGTTTGGCGTCCAGCGCAGGCGGCACGACATCCAACAGCAATACCGGACGCGGTATCGGCAAGGGCGAGGAGCTCTACATCTTCATTTCGGTCGACACCACCATGACCGACTCCGGTTCGGACGCGACCGTGGCGATCACGCTCGAGACCGACGACAACTCATCGTTCTCCTCGGCGGCCACGGTGGCGACGCTGGTCACGGTCCCGGCGGTCCAGGTGGCGGGCACGCGCTACATCGTGCGGTTGCCGATCGCGACCACGGTGCCCTACGAGCGCTACCTGCAGCTCCGCTACACCGTGGCGAACGGTCCGCTGACGGCGGGCGCGTTCTCGGCGGGCATCGTCAAGGACGCCGACTCCATGATGCCGACGGCCGACGTTTACGTTGGCGGCTACGTCAACCAGGCGGGCTAGGATGGTCCCGAAATACAAGCTCAAGAAGCGGCACTATCTCAACGACCGGCAGTACGCCGCAGGCGCAGAGGTCGACTGGGAAGGCCCGCCTTCGCTCAACATGCTGCCGGCCAACGCGGCAGCGGAGAAGGCCAAGGAGCTGTACGAGGCCGACCGCAAGCAGCGTCAGCGAACCCGCAACAGTGTCGGCTGGACGCCGACGCTCGCCGCCAACGCCATGCGCTTCATCACGCAGCCTGATCCGGAACTGGAAGGCAAGGACGGCCAGCCAAGAGACCCGATGCCCAACATCAACATCGTCGGCAAGCCGAAACCGCGGCGGACTGCAGTCGAATAAATCGGAGGATCTGAATGGGCCAGCCTTATATTTCATCCAAGCGCCCGCTGTTCCTGGTCGGCGAACGCTGGGCGCAGCGTTCCACGGCGGCGGTGATGACCAACGGTCTCGACATCTTCCGGGTATACGGCACCATCAAACTGCTCGACCTGATCTCGGAATGCGTGACGGCGAACGACTCGACCGCCTCGACCTTGCAGTATCAGGCCGATCCGGACGTCGGCGCGTCAGCGACGATCTCGGGCGCGTCGGCCACGCTCGCCAGCGCTGCGGCGGGCGCCGCCGTCATCCTCAACGGCGACGCGCTGACCACGGCGCCTGCGGTCGCGGCGGTCGGCATCGCGATCGGCGGCAACCACCGCGGCATCATCATCCCGCCCGGCATCATCGAGCTCGTGGTCGGTACCGGCTCGACGACCGGCACCTGGCGGCACTTCTGCCGCTACCTGCCGGTCACCGACGGCGCCAAGGTCATGCCGATCTAAATGGGGGCTGACTTGTGGCGACGGTCTCTTGGACAAGCACCAATCTCAAGACCCACGGCGATAACGTCGTCGTGGTGTCGTGGACGCCGCTGACCAACACCAATCAGGACGGCCAGGCGTTCGAAATGCCCGGCTCGGCTGACCGCAGCGTGCAGGTGCTCGGCACGTTCGGCGCCGCTGGCAGCATCAATTTCGAGGGCAGCAACGAGGCCACGCCGACCACCTGGGCCATCCTCAACGACCCCTCGAGCGCGGCGCTGACGTTCACCGCCGCCAAGATCGAAGCCGTGCTGGAAATGACGCGGTGGGTACGGCCGAAGATCACCGCAGGCGACGGCACCACCTCCCTCACGGTTCTCATGGCGGTGAAGAAACCATGATGGCACCCCCGTCTAAAAAGCCGTCTGAAACGGTCCCGGCATCGTCCAGCACCGGCACCGACAAGATCAATGCGGCGAGCGAGCTGCGCTGGTTCTTCAACCGGCTGCGCGCCACCATGACCATTGCAGACGACCTAGAAAAGATCGGCTCGATGGAGAACGCGCTGGCGGAAAGCCAGAACACCCTCAAGAGCCTGACCGAACAGACCGACGATGCCAAGGCGAAGCTCGCGGCGCTGAAGGCGGATTGCGACGCCGCCGAAAGCCGCGCGGTGCGGATCGTCGACGAAGCGAATGCGAGGGCCGCCGCGGTCGCCAAGCAGAGCGAGGAGAACGCCCTCGCCAACACCAACAAGGCGCAGCTCGAGGCCAAGGCGATCGTCGACGACGCGAGGAAGCGCGCCAAGGATGTACTGGATCGCAACAAGGCGGCGCAGGCCAAGTACGACAGCATCATCGCGGAAACCGCCGAGGCACAGAAGAAGCTTGACGCGGTGAAGGGCGAACTGGCAGCGATCGCGCGCCGCGCCGTCGCGTAAGGGAGAACAACAATGGTTGCGTTCACCAAGTTTCAGGACACGGTCGAGCAGATGTGGACCGCCACGCACAACCTCACGGCGGCGGGCCATGTCGTGAAGGGCGCGCTGCATTCGGACGCGCCGGTTGTCGCGACCGACGACGAACTCGCTGATCTCTCGCAGCCGACCGGCACCGGCTACACCGCCGGCGGCGACGACACGCAGAACGGCATGACGGAATCCGGCGGCACCGCGACGTGGACGGCGGTGGACCATACCTGGACGGCGACGGCGGGCGACTGGACCGCGTTCCGCTATCTCGCCCACCACAACGACAACTCGACGACCGACAAGCTGCTGGGCGATTGGGACTACGGCTCCAACGTCACGCTGCTCAACGGCGAGACGTTCACCGCAGACTATGGGGCGAGCGTAGGCACTTTGGCATGAGCGATGAGGGCGTTACGCGAAGGGCGGTGGTGACGGGCGCGGCTGCTGCTGCGCCTGCGATGATCGTCCATTCGCTCGGTCACGCCTCTATCAGCAACACCCTGACGCCAGAGCAAGAGGAAGCAAAGTATCGTTCGCTCGGCCCGATCGCCGAACGGCATGGCCGCTTTCCCAAAGGGACGGTGTTGCCGGAAACGACCGTGCAGGCGTGCCCGCGCGTGAGGGTGAGAGATCTGCCGAGGGACTTCCTGCCGAGAAAGTATTTCGAGGCGCTCGAGCATAATCAGAAGATCGCGTCGTGCTGCCGGCATCCCGAGAACCACGACATCGAGGCGAAGAAATCGCATCGTCTTGAGCAAGCCCCCGACATCTACATTTTGCATTGCGGCTGCGGCCGGCGGCATTTCCGCTTTTGCTGCGGGCAGACCGATCCGTACCGTCCGTTTTGGGATGCCAGTCCGGCGGTAGCGCCCGCCGCAGCTTAACGGCGGGGGCGGTAGATGCCCTCGACCGGCGATCTCGTCCAGCAAAGCACCACCACCACCGGTACCGGCAACCTGACGGTCGCGTCGGTCAACGGCCGCCGCACGTTCGCAACCGTGTTCGGCACTGGCGGCACGACCAACGTGTTTTGGTATTTCGTTATGAGCCGTGACAATTCCGATTGGGAACACGGCACCGGCCACATGAGCGACTCGACGACATTGGTGCGCGACACCGTGATCTCGTCGTCGAACTCGAACGCGCTGGTGAACTTCGGCTCTGGAACGAAAGATATAACCAGCGACCAGCCGACCAGCGAGCGTGTCTACAAGACGCTCGACAACGCGCTGACGTCGGCCACCGACTCGACATCGACCTCAACCGGAGCGCTGAAACTGACGGGCGGCCTTGGGGCACAGGGCAGTATCCATTTTGGCACTTCGATTGCCGGCGCTGGCGCAACTGCCGGGTCTGTGCCGGGTGTTGGCAACACCAACACCGGGTTCGATTGTTATGGCGGCTATGTCGCGGTCAGCCGAGGTGCAGCGACCTCCCTGTTCTTAAACCAGAACGCCGATGGCACGCTCGCTTGGTTTGGCCGCAGCGGCACCAATGTCGGGAGCATTTCGGTCACGACGACGGCGACCGCCTTCAACACATCGTCGGACCGCGACCGCAAGCGCGACAACAAGCCGTTCGCTGACGCAGAGAGGATCATCCGCGATCTCAAGATCTGGGACTTCGAGTGGCGGGACGCGCCCGGCGTGCGCGGCGTCGGCGTGTTTGCACAAGAGGCCCGCGAGGTCTGGCGCGATCCGGTCACCTCGTCAGAACAGCCCGGCGGCTGGATGACCGACTACAGCAGATACGTTCCGGTACTGATCGCGCGGGTGCAGGAGCTCAGCGCGGAGCTGGCTGATCTCAGGAAAAGGATCGACGGGCATGGCAATTGATCAGGGTACGACCACCGTCACCACGCAAAAGTCCGACCGCTGTTGGCGGGCCGAAATCTTCATCGACGAAGATCTCGTCCAGCAGTTGGTGTTTCATCGCGAGATCCGCGCCAAGGACACCGCAACCAACGAAGTCGTGGCGCGGGACCGCACCAGCATTTTGCCTACCCGCCGCACCTCCGACCAGATCAAGACCAAAACCTACGTAGCGGGCGGGCTGACTGCGACCGGCCAGCAAATCTTGCAGCTCATCAACAAGATGGCCGACGACGAACGGCAAGTCGATATAGCCAATCCTCCCCCGACGCCGTAGGGGGATAATGAGGCCGGGCGATGATCGGCAACCCGATTGGGCGTTCGCCCGGCAACACGCTTCTCAATCTCATCAACTATTCGCTGACGGTTGACGGCACTACTTTTACTTTCACCGGCCAGGCGGTCACGATACGGCGCGGCCGTCCGATTGTCGTCGGCACGACCAGCTTCACGTTCACTGGACAGCCCGTCACGCTGACACGACGGCGGCCGATCGTCGTCGGCACGACGTCGTTCAGCTTTACCGGGCAGGCCGTTACGCTGCGCCGTCCGCGCACCGTCGTGGTGGGAGGAACGTCTTGGACCTTCACCGGCCAGGACGTCACGCTGCGCCGCACCCGTCCGCTGGTCGCCGCCGGAACGTCTTTTACCTTCACCGGCCAGGCCGTGACGCTAAAGCACGGCTACGTCATTACGGTTCAGGCTGGCAGCTTCACGTTCAGCGGCAGTGCCGTCACGCTGACTGCGCTGCAACATCAATACCCGGAAAGTGACATCTCGATCGGCTCATGGACCGACCAGGCTGGCGGTACGACAAACCTCTACAGCGTGGTCGATGAGCCGCTGACGCCGAACGACTCCGATTACGTCAAGTCGCCGGATATGTCGGCCGGCAGCAGCGAATTGGTGCTTGGCTTCGGCACCATGTCGACGCCCGGAGTCGACACGGGCCACACGCTGCGCGTCCGCTATCGCAAGGTGAACGTCGATGGCGGGACAGAACTGAATTTTAACTTCGCGCTGTTGCAGGGCACGACGGTCATCGCGGAGCAAAACGTACCGGACGTCGGCACAAGTTGGGTGACGGGCGAACTCAATCTCTCGACGACCGAAGCGGCGGCGATCACCAACTATAACGATCTGCGCGTCAGACTTACCGCAGAGGGGCCGGCGGCTGCGGCCGCGTTCCCGGTAATGGAATCCAGTGCGGCATCGCTCGATAGTTCATACTCTGGCGGCTCGGGAACCAAGACATTCACTCTGCCGTCTGGAATTACCAGCGGCGATCTGCTGGTTGCCGTCATCTATGCGGCAGAGGCGGGGCCGACGATCACCAAGTCTGGGTGGACGGCCACGGCCGCCTCTCCATCATCGAACGGTAACGCGCGCTGCACCGTTCTCTACAAGGAAGCGGACGGCAGCGAATCCGGCACCATAGCGTTTGATTTCTCTAACATGGCTACGCATGCGGGCGCGTGCATCTACCGTATCAGCGGACAGCACGACAGTTCGGCCCCCGAGTCGGCGTTCAACACGACCATTAAAGACCCGCCGTCCCTAACCGCTTCGTGGGGGGCTGAAAAGAACCTTTGGCTTGCAAACTCATTCGACAACGGCGGCGACGGTTCCTACTCGGCGGCTCCGTCTGGATATAGCGGCTTCATATCGTTCAACGGCACCGAGTCGAGTTCGGTCGAGGCGGACGGCGCCGGGGCCTGGATCGAGAGCGAGGCGGACACTGAAAATCCCGGCGCGTTCACGGCAACCGTCGTGGCCGACAATCCGATCAACGCGACTGTCGTTATCAGACCGGGCGCTGGCGGATCTACCACGACAACCGTAACCGCTCCCAACGGTCAGTCGTGGACTTTACAGGGCACCGTTGAGAACGGGACATACGTCAACGGCGATGTATGGGTGAACGCCGGCGGCGGAACCGTTCGGGTGTTGTCGGTATCCACGTCCCCCGATGGCAGCGGGTCGACCGCGCGCAATGGCGGGATGATCAATCCGTCGTTCAATACGTTTGTCGAGTCCTCGCCAATGGGGAACACCGTCTCAACCAGCTTCAAGCAGGGCTTCGACGGGCGAGCCACCGTCTCGGGCGTGATGGATTATGACGACAGCTATAATGCTCACTTGGATATTCCGGCGCTCGACCTGAGTCCCGGCGACAGCCTTGTTTCGTGCGTCAGTTTCATGCCGGAACTCAACAAGGCGTCGCTTGACTCGCATTGGGGGTCGAACTCTCAGGCTATTTCTAGAATGGCGGTTCTCACGGTTGTCGGCTCGACACCGACCACCGGCTCCTTCCGGCCCAATTATTTCGGCACGACAAAGATCAGCAAGACGTGGGGCGATGTTAATACGGCTTTGATGCCTGATCTGGCGTTGTCTGATCCCAAGAGTACGTCGTCGGACGGTTTCCATCTTGATAGCGGTTCGGTTTATGTCGGGTCGTCGTCTGACCCGACGCATCGCACGTCCACCGACGAAATGAACATCAACGCGCTGCGGGATGTGCAATGGTATGTCTATCCCATGCACGGCGGGTTCTGCGTCTCGTATCTCTCGCCGCTGTTCAATATGTTCTGGTATCCAGAACAACGCGGGATGTCCTACGGACAGATCGCAAATTATGTGATGGGTGACTTTACTGATCGTGACGATTTCTTAAAGCGCATAATTCAGGTCGCGATCGACGCCTATGCCATTGTCGAGGGTGACGGGTTTACTGGCTCAAGCCCGTTCGGCGGCGGGGCTGGTTTCCCGTTCTCGCCGCTCTGGTTCATCCGCTTTGCCGGGCTGCTGTTCGACGATACGGACTTCAAGGACGCCAAGAACACCGGGACGGGCCACACCGATTACGACAGCAACACGATCTACAAGTGGGGCGAGCAAAACCGTTGCTACTACTCGGCATCGGCGCATTCTCAATACAATACGCATCTTCCGGCTGAGATAACCGGCGACACGCCGCTCTACGGCGATCCGCCCTACGGCGATGTATCTGGCGGGCAATCGTCGAACGGCACCATCCGCGATCCCGATGGCGTCTACGACATGTTCCCATACGAGGACCGCCCATCCAGTCCGAGTACACGATATACGGAATGGAAAAAGACCGGTCCGGCGGATGATCCCAACATCGGGTCATACATGACGATGAGCCGCGCCGCGATGGGCGCCGTTCTCGCAAGCTACTGCATGGGCGACGAAGCGTTCTGGCCCGGAGCGATCAAGGACTTCGCGCTTCGCCACGCCGCAGACCCGCAGATGTGGGGCGGAGGGTTTAATACGAACTTCGATTATACCGACGCCTTCACGGCCCCAAAGGAATTCTACCGCGACATCTACGGCATGGGCGGAACGGGTAATGGCTGGATCACCGACCTTTGGGATTCCGAGGTCGGCGTACCGTAAAGGTCGGCGATGGCTACGAAGCTCTTTCTACGCAACACGCAGACCAACGGAATAGGCGCGACCTATTTCGACATGCTGAAAACTGCCGGGTCGTCGACCTCCACGGCGGTCGTCAACACCACATCCGGCGGCACCGAAATCCAGTGGACGCAGACGGCGGGCGGCTCGGTCATCCAGTGGATTTCGCCGCCGCTCGCCGCCGGCGTCACGCTCA